TTTACAGTCATCTCACGGAACAGATTTGCAACACGCAACTCAAGCTCGATTTCCTTCTCAATTTGAGTAGAAACCTCTTGAGCGATATCAGGAGCATTTGAAGCGCCTGTGTAAGCGATACCAGCTTTCTCAAATACAGATTTAGCATAGTCAGTATCAAAGCCCTTCTGAGTCATAACGCCCAGGAGGTGTGCATACATAAGCTCTTTGTTGCCCTTGATGTTAGCGCCACCTTCACGATCAGCGAATACACGCTTTGACTCGCGAATCTTGGTGAGCTCTTCGTTCTTCTCTTGAAGTTGTGCTTGGAAAGATGCAACGACTTCTTCAATCTTTGCGTCCTTCTCAGCCAGCTTAGACTCGATGTCTGCCATCAGGCGATCAGCACCTGACTCAACACCTACACGAATAGCTGATTGAACTTCTTCTTCTTGAGCAGCCTTCTCAGCAGCTTCTTGAGCCGCCTTCTCTTCTGCTTCTTGAGCTGCCTTCTCTTCGGCAGCTTTTTGCTCGGCTTGCTTCATTGCAATCTTAGCAGCAGTCTCTTCTGCTACTTTCTTCGCAAAAGCTTCCAAGTCGACTTCGGGAGTTTGTACTTCCGACATAATGATCTCCTTGTCGGCGGATTTTTCCGCTTCGTCCGGTGTTTCACTAGCTACCGATGAATTTTCATCCTTAGCCAGAGACTGACCGGCTAGATCTACACGATTGGTGAAAGTTTTCTTGAACTCATTGTACTCTTCAATAGAGTCAAATGATTTCGCCAGAGAAAAAGTTGCTGCTTGATTGCAAGGTACCGATACTACCGATACTTCAAACAACTCAGCATCCTTAATCTTTAATCCGTCAGTTTCCGTTAGATAATCAGCATCCTTGACTCGGAAACCAACAGAAAAAGCTCCAAGAATGCCTTCTTTTACTAATTGCGCCACAGAATCTGGTGCAGATTTAGAAATTTTAGCCTTTAGTTCAAGACCGTTTTCAGTGACTTTTAGTCCTGTAGCGCGTCCGATTGGCTTGTTATAGTCATGATTAAAAAGAATAATAGGATTCTTTTCAAAATTGTTCAGACCACCCTTTGTCCATGCCTCCGCATCAATAGTATCGCCAGCACGATCAAAATCAGTTGTGCTAGCCATTCCGCAGATATGAACTCCTCCATCGTCTTCATCTAGAGTTTTGAAGGTAGAGGTAAGATTGAAAATCTTTTCCATTAGTCCTTACTCTTTGGTGCTGCTTTAGGTGCAGGCTTGCTCTCAGGCTTTGATGCGGCCTTTGGAGCTGGTTTTGAAGCAGGCTTAGTAGCCGGCTCTGCCGCCTTTTTAGTAGAAACTTTATTTACTACGGTGTCTACATCAGGGTACTGCTTTTTTAAAGAACCCATTACACGAGGCCAGCGCCCCATAAACAGTTTCTTCAATACTCTTCGCGTCATAGGAGCATCCACAGATTTACAGTATTCTTCATAGCTAATATCTGTTGTTAAGCCAAACATCTGAAACTGCTCATAAAGTTTTGCCAGTGTTGAGGCTCGTGCTCTGCTTGAGGTAATTTGTAAAGGCATTATTCTTCTCCTTCTCCTTCTGGTGGTCTGCCACCTTCGTCTGGGTTTACGGCGCTTCCTGCAATGTTTGCGGGCACTCGTAAATCATCGTAACCATCTACAGGCTCGAAGTTTAGGGCTACTCGTGCTTCGTTCGGGCTGATAATACCCGTATTCACAAGAGCCTGATAATAAGAAGCCTGGTCTCGCAACTCAGGCTGCAAGGCTGGAATATTGCTAGCATCTTCTACAACTTCAAATCCAAAAAATCTTTCTAGTGCAAAATTAATTTTACGAATAATCGGCAAAACTGTTTCGAGATAGTAAAGTCTCATGTTTGGACGAAGATTAGCGTTATTACCAGAGTCTAAAAGAATTGGAGGAATACCCAATGCTTTTAGTATAATTTTTTCGTTCTCTTCAATAGCTTGTTGAAAGTCAAGTTCTCGGAAGTTTACGTTCGAAATCTCATCAATCTCAATACCTCCATCCAAGATAAGAGGACGACGACCGCCTGCATCAGGACGGTAGCGAGCTTGCCAAGACTGAATCATTCGCTCTTTGATTTTTTCTGAAAGAGTATTGGGAGATTTCAGTACAAGCCCGGGAACTGCTCCATTCTTAAAGAAATTATCTTGAAATTCACGCATCCGCTTGGTGAGTACCATAGTACGAAGGGCGGGCTTCAATCTAGATACTCCTCTATAAATAGAGTAAAGAGTTATCTTTAATATGAATAATTTCTTTAGGGCTAAAAGTTACTGTTTCATTATAAGTAAACTTTTCAATATAAGTAGATTCACTAGCATGAATAATCATTTTGCTAGCAGGAAGATGATATAGATGAACTCCGTCGTAATATATGAAAATATTTCCGTCAATTAAATAGTCAATTAACAGATTACGGCGGAATGTACTAATATCTTGAAATAGATTTGGCTCTTTATTTAGTAGTAGCTCAACTCGAGATCTTTTAATTCCTTTTATTATACTTTGAGTAGGAAGCTGTGGACCAACTTTTACGTTGATCTCTGCAGCGTCGTCAACAAGCATATTTACACCACGATTTACAATCTCTAAATCTTCATACGCCTGCTCAAAGCTGAACGTAGGCTCGCGGCTGCTTTCAACTTTTCCGTCGAAGTATGGCTGAGCAGGATTGAGTTTTTCCTCATCTGCTTTAGGAGTTCTGCCAATTAGTCTGTCATACCATGCCATGCTTTTCTCTTTGAATTTCTACCCAGCGCATTTGTTTTTCTGCAGTACCAAGCCCAGGATTGCGCCCATAAATTTTATGCAGCTCAAGGTGATGCGCGTGGCAGATAGTAACAGTGTGATCGTACAGCTCTGCCCAGTTATCTTCTATAAACTCATCTCTCCAAATAGTAATGTATTCGTCAGTATAGTGAGATGGTCGTTCCTTTACTTTTTCTTTTAGCCACCTGCTAAGTAAAGGACTTAATGTATAAAAGTGATGAAAATCAAGGGAACTTGTAGCTCCACATATGTAGCACTCTTCATCCTTTTTATATTTTGATTTTGCTCTATCCCTTATATACTTCACAGGGTCTCTTTTGAGCTTTTTCATACTTTGCATTATAGCCTCTTGGAGATAAATTGTCAAATACTATTTTTACAAGGTCTCATTAAAAGCCAGTAACTGAGGTTTCAAAAGAATATAATGCATACCTCAGTGCATCTGCCATGTGAGACGCTCTATAGTGTTTCGGCTTTTCTCTTGCTAAGTTAGGATTAGGATCCCACTGATATTGATCTAAACAAGATAAAGTTTCTCCACAACGTTGATCTACAAATAGCTTATCATTATCAACGATTGCTGCAACATGAGCGATACCATCAAGTACAGATTTCTTTGCATTTGTTGTTGGTATATCGTAATTTTGTGCAAAGTCAAATCGAGTCTGCTGGGCTGCGGAATCAATGTAAATATAATCAATATCCCATTTGTTCATTAATTTTTGTATTTCAACGGCATGTTGCTCTGTTGTTTTTTCAGCGTCTAGATACTCATCCAGAACATAGTATTTTTGCTCATCCCAATCATAAGCAATTACACAGAAAGCTGTAGGGTCACGATAACCAACGTCGAGACCACCAAAAACATCCATGCGGCGAATATCAAGAAGCTCATTATTTGCGACACACTTTTCGTGATTGAAGTTCCATATTTGCCCTTCATAAGTGTTAAAGTCTGCTTCGTACTCTTGACGAAACTCTGCTTCGGACATACTTTTTCTAGCTTCCGCAATATCCATTTCAGACATACGCGGATTATCTTGATAACTCGCTCGAATGGAACACCATTCTGGAAACTCATCATTAAAACCTCTGTCAAAAAACTCTGCGAACCAGTTATTTCTACCTCGCGGAGTGGAAATGAAGATTGCTTTAGAGTTGTCTTTGTCTAGGGTAGGACGCAATGCTACGTTAAATGCATCTTTACCGTCTGCGAGAGCTGCTTCGTCAAATATAATTAGATCGTAACTTCTACCTACACAAGAGTCTACTTGATTTACTGAACCCATGCGTACTGTTGAACCGTTACTCAGTTCGATTACTTTGTCTTTGGCATTATCTTTTGCTACTTCCAAGTCAAAGTGTTTAATTAGTTGTCTTTGTAAATCAAAAGAAATCTGAGACAGCGAATAGTTAGGAGACATTATAAGAATGTTAGAATTGGGCACAAGAGAGACAAGCTGCCCAATTATGTTCGCGATGTATGTTTTGCCT